TATGTTAAATGTATTGTACCTTCTTTACTCATTACAGTCCTTGTTTTTATATTCATCTGATTGTAGAGCACATTTATATGTCTTATCAGTTTTAGCTCTTAACTCTGCTGAGATACTATCTAATATAGATGGTAAATGTTTCTCAAAAGCAGATATCATTTCTAGAGAAAACATATGAGCAATTCTTTGCAACTCTGCCTCGAAAACAGAGCTATCAACTGAGTTGCCTTGTATTTCTGTTTGAATAACATGACCTATAACTGCCTTGTTATAGTCATTAGCCATGGCAGAAGAAAACCAAAAGAATAATCCCCATGCCCAAACACATATTATAATTAAAAATGTTTTCACTAATAACCTCCGTTTAGTTCGTATGAAGCCCAACCACATTCCATAAGGTTAGACAAGTAAACTTTTTGTATTGTTGCATTAGGTTTAATTCTATCAAATTTTGCAACAACGCTTCTTAAATTATAAGCTCTTATTTTTTTTTCTGATATTTTGCCCCAAGCGGACTTGTAAATTACTAAAAATTCATGTTTATCTATTTTCATAATGTAGTTCCTTTTCAATTTCTTTATCAATTAAATTTTCAGATATAACTTCAAATAAAGTTTTACCTTTTGAGAAAAGTTTAGTTTTTGCAATAGCAATTCTTTTCTCTAAATTAACAAGACTTATTTCTTGTTCTTTCATAGTGTTTTTTTTCATAATATACATATACTATATCAGAGTTTAGGACATAATGCAAGCATTATTCCAATAAAAATGGACTAAAAAAAGGTAGTAAAATCAAGAGTTTAGAGAGTTATTTAGAATAATTCTAATGTGTTTCAGTATGTGAAACGATATAGAGACACCTAGGGCGTTAAAAATGAGTGAGTTTGTTCTACTTTTGTTCTTCTTTATGCCAACGACTCAATCTGCCTCTAAAGTAGTGTTTTGAGGGTTCATATCTATTAGATACATTATCATACCACCACCTTGAGAAAGAATTGAGCATAGTTTTAAACTGTGCCATCTTCTTCGCCCTAGTGTTGAAGTTTGAGATATCAAATCAAATTTCGGATTTAAGTATTGCTTTTCAGCGTTACTCATTCCTATTTAGACAAATTAATTTTTTGATATTTTTTTGAGCGACTCTTTGAGAATATCAGAGCCACCGATACGAACATTGATAATACCATTGTAGTAATCATCATTCTCTAAAACTTTTCTTTCAAATTGTTCTCTTGCCTCTAGATAACTTGCAACGCCTCTGCTCGGACAATAATGTAATATTTCTCGGGTAAATCTATGTTCACCCCATTTAAGGACATCATCATTTAGGTGAGAAGAAGAACCCCAATAAGTTTTCCAATCACTTTCCTTTGTGCCTCGTCTTTTGTTCTTTCGACCTTTAAGTGGTTTCTTTGTAGTTTTGAATTTTGCTAACTTCTTACCGACATACATTTTGTGATTTACTAGATTTGTTATCAGATAAACAAAAGCTTCACAATCTTCTGGAAGTTCTTCGACTACTTTATCATTATAGGTCCAGTTAGTCCCAGTTTTCATCAATGTCCGTTACCGTTTCTTCAACTTCTTCGTGTTCTTCACCACAAAATGGACAAAATTGTTCTATATAATCTTCAGGCAAATCATGTTTTACTATGTAAGTTGCCGAACAGTTATCACATACTGTTTTTAAATTAGGGTTTTTGGTCATAGTTTAAATCCTTTAAATGTCTCTTTCTCCACATCTTGTTTAATACCACCAACAACATAACTTTCTATCTCAGTCTCTTGTGGTGCATTTTGTAATCCTCGACTATTCAACCAATGAGTAGTCCAAGGTAGTGGATTATTATTTGTAGGTTGGTCATATGGTCCTTTTAGACCAATTGCCTTCATTCTCTTATTTGCCATAAATTCTACATACTGATTAAGTAATATATCGTTTAGGCCAATCATAGAGCCGTGATTAAACAAATACTTTGCCCAATCTTTTTCTTGTTGAACAGCTATATCATACATTTCATAAACAAGTGGTTCACATTCGTTCATAATATCTAACATCTCTTTATCATTTTCATTTCTACGATAGTTATTTATGATGTTTTGTGATACTGCAAGATGTAAATTTTCGTCTCTAGCAATTAGAGATATAATCTTAGCAGAACCTTCCATAAGTTTCAATTCACCAAATGCAAATGAACAAGCAAATGAAACATAAAATCTTATACCTTCTAATATGTTTACATTAATAAGAGTAAGATATAAGAGTTTCTTCATTTCTCTCATTGTGCCTTTACCATTTAAGTGATATTGATGAGCATATGTAATAAATTTATCATAAGCTTCAGTTACAGTTTTTGCTCTATCCATAATCTCTGGTGTATCAATAATAGTATCTAACACAGCTGTTGGGTCTGAATAAACATTCTTCATTATGTAGGTGTAAGAGCGACTATGTATTGTTTCACTAAAGTCCCATGCAACTAACATAGATTCTAATTCAGGTAAACTACAAAATGGTAAGAATGCCAAACACGGCCCACGACCTTGTACACTATCTAATAATGTTTGATATTTTAGATTAGATGTAAAGATGTGTTTCTGTTCATCTGATAGTTGTTGAAAATCGTTTCTATCTTTTTGTAAAGATACTTCTTCTGGTCGCCAAAAGAAACCTAATTGTTGTTGATTTAACTTTTCAAAAACAGGATATTTCTGTTGGTCATATCTTTGTGTATTTGGTTCTGCACCAAAAAACATAGGTTGTTTTAGCCAATCTACTTTGTCTGTATTAAATGTTTTCATTATATTGCACACGCCTCACAGTATTCTTGATAATCTTCATCTGATTTAAATTCCTCTCTAGGTTTCATATCATCTTTTACACCATCATGCCACCCAACTGGATGAGCAGGTTCATCTATATCTGCTTTTGCGTCATATGTGTTTTGATAATATGAAGTTTTCCAACCTAACTTATATGTAGTCAATAAGTCATTTGCCATTACCGAAGTCGGCACCTCGCCGTCGGTATAATTTTCTGGATTGTAACTCCAGTTTCCACTTATTGCCTGGTCAAAATATTTCTGCATAACAGAAATAGCATTAATGTAACCTTCGTTACTTTTCATGTCCCATAATAATGTGTAGAAATTCTTTAGTCTGTTGTAGTCTGGAACTATTTGTTTGAGTGTTCCTTTTTTACTTTTTTTAATCGAAAGAAAATCACGAGGCGGTTCAACACCGTTCGTGGCATTTGAGACAACTGAACTACTTTCTGACGGCATTTGAGCAGAGAGGGTACTGTGTCGTAATCCGTTCTCTTTGATATCTTTTCTAAGAGTATTCCAATCATAACTTAATTTCCTTTTGACTAAAGTATCAACATCTTTTTTGTATGAATCTATTGGCAGAATGCCATCGCTATATTTAGTCTTATCAAAGTATTCACAGGCACCTCGTTCTTTAGCCAAAGTATTACTTGCTTTCAATAGATAATATTGAAATGCCTCTGTAATTTCATCAACTAGTTTCCATGCCTCTTTATCATCATACTTAACTTTGTTCTTTGCAAGAAAATGAGCAAGACCGATATAACCTATACCTAAACTTCTTCTTGCAAGTGTAGATTTCTTTGCAGCTTCTACTGGATATTCTTGATAATCAATTATTTCTTCTAATGCTCTTACTGATAAATCACATAAGTCCTCTAAATCTTCTTTATCTTTTATAAGACCTAAATTAATAGCAGATAGAATACATAAAGCAATTTCACCATCAGGATCATCTATGTGTTTTATAGGTGTTGTTGGTAGTGTAATTTCTTGACATAGATTAGACATATAGACTTTATCTTTGAAAGATGAATGAGTATTACAATGGTCTATATTCATAATATAGATACGACCTGTTTCTGCTCTTTCTTTAAGTAAGTCCATGAATAGAGTTTGAGCTCTAATTTTCTTTTTACTGATTGATGTTTTTCTTTCATACTTTTCATACATCTCATCAAACTCTGGCATACCAAATGCTTCATATAAACCAGGTGCTTCATGTGGTGAAAATAAAGTTATATCTTCATCTTTAATAAATCTTTCATAAAATAGTTTAGATATTTGTATAGAGTAATCAAGTTTTCTAACTCTATTGTCATCTGTGCCTTTGTTATTTTTAAGAACTAATATATCTTCTATTTCTTGGTGCCAGATTGGGAAGTGAACTGTTGCTGAACCTCCTCTAACTCCGTTTTGTGTACAACACCTAACCGTTGCTTCAAATTTTTTAAGGAAAGGAATGACACCAGTATGTTGTATCTCACCTCCACGAATTTTCGAATTGATTCCTCTAATTCTTCCTGCATTGATTCCGATACCTGCTCTTTGGGCAACATAACGACCAATAGCCATATCGGAACTAAAGATACTAGGAAGAGTGTCATCGCTATCAACCAATACACAACTCGCAAACTGCCTAAGAGGAGTACGAACACCAGCCATAACAGGCGTGGGAATATTAATTTTAAATCTACTGATTGCGTCATAGTATTTTTTGACATATTGTAACCTACTTTCTGTTGGGTACTTTGCAAATAATGTAGCAGATATCATCATATACATAAA